GGCAATGGATAATACTAGAAGTAACCGAGGAGCAGCTCGGTTTCTTCGTTGTAGCTTTGTTCATTATAAAAAGTATGCAAAGACTTATGTAAATGATGAAGGAATAACTTTGTGGGAGGCTCATAAAAATCAATCAGGAACAGGTATTCCTAAATACCTTCCTAACAAAGGCAAACAAGCACCTCTTAAGGAACTAATCGAAGGAAAGATATCAGTTGCTTCTTTTGAGCCAGCCAAAATTAAACAAAGATTAATTTATGAAGGGTACTTAAAAGAGGAATGTAGTCGATGTAGCTTCCATGAAGAGAGGTTATCAGATCATAAAATACCTCTCATCCTTCAGTTTAAGGATAAGAACAAAGTAAACTATGAGCTAACTAATATAGAGCTTATGTGTTATAATTGTTCATTCCTATATTCAGTATCGCCAATTTCAGATAAACAAGTAATTGCTATGGAAGATTCTGTTGATAAGCAGGTAGTAGACTTTGATTGGGAAGTGGATGATGCAATGAAAGAGCATTTACAATCTCTCGGACTATGGAAAGAAGAGGTAAAGCCAGGTTCTGAGTATATATCTAAAGATTATAAACAGAATGTACATGAAAAAGAATAAGAGCCGGGAGAGACAAGTTGCTGACAAACTAGTAAAGCAGCATGAAACAAATGAGAAGTTAAAAGAGAAAACTATCTCAAATAATTTTTGGAAATTATTTAAAAAATAGTTGCTCAATTGAATCTTTGTTCGTATATTTAGGTATAAGAAAATAAGTTATGGCAGAGAAAAGAGGGCATACAGCAAAAAAACTTTACGATTTCAATACCTCAGGAGTGTTAGAGGTATGTATCAAAGATAATTGGTACAGGGTAACTTCCAATGAATTTAGATCATTCGATGGAAATAGAAGAATAACCGAGCCAGTTAAACAGCCTGGTATAGGAGAGAGTATGTTTAATGTTCCTACGAAAACTTACGAATATAACGGTCCTGTATATGTTTTATTAACTAATCAGGAAGTAATTAGGATGGATACGGAGACTATCGTAACTAATCCGTTTATGCCAAAAGTCGCAAAATCAATACCAAATAGTAACAGAATATGAAAAAATTACAGATTGAATCATTAGTAGAATTAGAAACAATGTTTCGAGAAAAGACTATTGAGATGACAGATAACATTAAAGATAGCATACAGGAAGCAGTTACAACTAAGAAAAGAATTGCTCAATTATTTGAAATACAAATGGAAGGAGTGGAAGGTAGTTTTGAAATCACTCTTCCAAAGAAAGAATGGATTATTGCTTTAGAAAATTGCTTAAGACATTACGAAGAATGGGAACATTCAGATGATGCAATTGATACTTTTTTACTAATTAAAAACTTAAAAGATGAATAAGCTAAGTAAGACCTTTACATGTGAGCATACAGGAATTAAAACCACTTACAACTATCAGAATAGTATAGTAAATGGAATTAAGTCAGTGGATATAGAATATCCAAAAGAGTATCTGGATGCTTTTAATAGAAAGGAGAAGCAACAAAGTACATTACCAAAGACAAAACAAATGTTCTTAAATCCTAAGACAGGAAAAGAAGTAGGATACTACAGAGCTAAGAATTTAGGCCTTGTAAAATAATTTAAAAAAAGTTACTAAAAAAGTTGCCTAACAAAGATATAGTTCGTATATTTAGGTATATTAATCAATTAAAACAATTAGTTATGTTATCAACATTCAACACAGGTTTAGATTCTTACCTTACCAAAGATCAAGTTAGAGCTTTAGCACCAGTAGCATTTGCTACAGAGCCAACAAGTAACAAAGTAAGTGATAAGTACTTGCATGTTAACACAGAGACAATCATCGACGACTTAGCAAAGTTAGGATGGTTTCCAGTAACAGCCTCTCAAAGAAAGGCTAGAACGTCTGATAAGACGACAATCTTCTCCAAGCACATGGTATCATTTCAGAATCCAGATCTTATGATTAAAGGTAAGAATGGTGATGATGCTTTTCCAAGAATTATTTTAACTAACTCTCACGATGGATTTAATTCATTCCAGTTTAGAGTTGGTATATACAGAATAGTATGTTCAAATGGATTAGTAGTAGCTGATGAAGAATTCTCAGCATTTAGAATCCGTCACAAAGGATATACTTTTGTTGAATTGCAAGAGGTAATAATCCAAGCTGTTAAAGACCTTCCTAATAAGGTACAGATCTTAAATCAAATGCAGTTAAGAGAACTAACTCCTGCAGAGCAAAGACAATTGGCTATCGATGCAATGCAATTGAGAACTAATAGAATCGATGCTGAATGGGATGAAGAAACTATCCAAGACGTTTTAACTCCTACTAGAGATGCTGATAAAGGAAATGATCTTTGGAAAGTATTTAATGTAATCCAAGAGAAAATTACTCAAGGAGGTTATTCAGCAGCATTAAATGGCGCTAAGGTAAGAAAAGTTCGTAAGATTAAATCTTTTGAGAAAGACTTAGAAGTTAATCAAAAGCTATTTAAATTAGCAACAGCATTGATTAATTAATGAATAGAGATCAATATATGCAAATGAGAAAGACCGGCCAATACGACCTTGGCTGGTTCTATCAATACTACCTAGAGAATAAGGATAAGGATAGAATGACTCCTCCCTTTGAAATATTTCATCAAGCGTTTAATATGTACTTCCAGATGAATGGAGTAGCAGTATTAAACTTTTTAGATAAGAAAATGGAAGTAACGAAAATAGAAAACGAACAAGGTGCTTTGCTGTATATTGACTAGTTTATATAATTACAAGCTATTTATGTTAAATAAAAAGGTACTCGTACTACCTGCAAAGAAACCTGGAGATTTTAGATTGACGCTACGTACGAGGTAGCCCTTTCTAATTTCTCCTTTTTTTATGTAGTATGGTAGGAATTTATAAGATTACAAGTCCAAGTGGAAAGGTTTATATAGGGCAAAGTATTACCCTAGAAAAAAGGCAAAAGCAGTATAGTAGTATGGATAACTGCAAAGGCCAAACAAAATTCTATAACTCACTATTAAAGTATGGCTTCTCTGAGCATATCTTTGAAATTATAGAAGAGTGTGAGATGCCTTTACTGAACACTAGAGAGAGATATTGGCAGGACTTTTATAATGTGCTGGGAAAGAGTGGTCTCAATTGTAGACTTCAAAGTACAGAGGACAGGTCAGGGTACGTGAGTAACGAGACTAAAGCAGCTATGAGAGAAGCTAGAATAGGAAAAAAACAATCAGAAGAAACTAAGCAAAAAATAGGAGAAAGGAATAGAGGACGAGAAGTGTCTGAGACTGTTAGGAAGCAGATAAGTGAGTCTCTATCAGGAAGAGTAAGGAGCCCTTTTACAGAGGAGCATAAGCAGAATCTAAGTAAGGCAAGAAAAGGAGTACCACTAACTCAAGCACAAAAAGATGCTCACAAAGGTCCTAGAGGTCCCCAAAAGAATCCAAGAGAAAAAGGATATACCCTAAGCGAAGAGCATAAAGCAAACTTGAAAGGTCCTAGAGGTCCTCAAAAAAATCCTAAAAGAAATAAGACAAAAGTTGTAAAATAAAATATATTTCAGTATATTTAGATATAGTAATATTAATTAAATAAAAGTAAGTTATGGAAGGAACGATTCAAACAGCAAAAGAATTAGCAGGAAAGTTAAATGGTAATTACATTCAGGTAATTAAAAAGAACGGAAAGACTCATGATAAACTCTATAAAGATCCTCAGAGAGCAATACGAGCAGTAGGAGGAGTTAATAATGTAAAATACTTAAGAGAAGTCCTTAAAGAGCAAGTTCATGCAAAATATGTAGAAGTAGATTCATTAACCGGAACACCAGAAAACGAATTATAATTATGGAAAAATTGGGATTAGTATTAGCAGCTATAGGAGTAATAGCACTAACAGCGATTATATTAGCATGGCCAACTCAATGGCTTTGGAACAACGCTCTAGTGGGAGCAGTAGACGGTGTTCATAAAATTGGATTTTGGCAAGCATTAGGAATTAATTTTCTATTTGGTATATTGTTTAAAAATTCAAATTCAAAAGATTAATACAGGTAAATGCAGTAAAGGTACTTTAGTACCTTTTACTATTTATAATTATGAAGGTAAATAAAGATCAAGCAAAAGATATACTAAAGAAGTTATCACCGGAGGAATTAGCTTTATATAAACAACTTAATGCTGAACTGAGCGGATTAAATGAAGCAAGTACTAGGTCTGCTTTAAGAAGTATTATAGGTAACTGGAAGACTTACTCTACAGCAATGCTTATGGCTATTATGATGAATTCAAATATGGCTAATGCAATCAATAGATATTCTCCTGATACTTATAATGCAATCAATACTGAGATCTCACAAGATACAGTTAAAGGAACTCCAGGACAAAGAGTAGCTACTTCAGTTGAGTTAGTACAAACATTCGGTAGTGGTAAAGCAGATGTAGATCAGAAAGCACTACAAGAACAAGTATCCGAGATTCAAAAATGGGTAAAGGATAATGATGGACGTAAGTTTAAAATAGTTATTACAGCAGGAGAGTCTCAAGTAACAAATCAAAGCGACTTCGGTAAGAAAGGTTCTTTAGCACAGTTTAGAGCAGAGGAAGTAAAAAGATTTCTATCAAGAAATATAAATGCTCCTATTGAAATTAATACTCAGGTAGGTAAAACACCCTACAAGAAAGGAGTAGATGATCCTAAGGATATAAAATATCAAGAAGAACAATTTATTAGAATTGATATTGTAGTAGATGCTGAAGATGTTTGTAGCTTTAAACCTAACCAGCCAGGTGTACAAGGAACTGCAGCAAATGGATATGTAACCTTTAGTGATTTTATTTCTGGGGAAGGAGCTGTAGTTATAACTCCAGGACAAATTCCTGACAGACTTACTATAGAAGATGCTAATGGAAACATAAAAGCAGATACAGGATATATAACAACAGAGAAGAGTAAATATTCAGCCAACTGGAAGTACGTTCCTGCCTATGTATTAGAGTTAACAAAGATACATCAGACAAAAGCTAAAGCAGTAACAGGAGCTAAGATCAAAATAATAAGAGTTAAGGATTATGAAGATCTTAAAACACAACTATCAACAAGACCAGATGCTTCAATGATTGGAGATGAGATTGGTCCGGCACTTGCTCAATTAAAAAAGATGGTAGAGAACGGTGTTACTGAGTTTGTTATCTATGATAATATGGGAGTAGGTACTGTAAAATTTAGTGAGAAGTCAGGAGATTTAAAAGCAATTGTATACTCTGCAGTAGGTAAAACAGGTTACCAGTTAAAAGGAGATTGCAAATAGTATAAAAAAATACAGAAATAATTGTAAAAAGAGTTGCTAGCGCAGCTCTTTTTTCGTATCTTTAAGTATAATTAAAAAGATAAAGGTTATGAAAAAAGTCTTATTAGGAGCTTTACTACTAGGAAGTCTAGTATGTACAGCACAACGAAATGCAGCTCTAGATCGTAGATATTTTTATCATTGGGAATCTACTACTCCATTAAATTATAATATGGAGATTATAATTCACAAAGAGAGTGGTAAGGTTAAGGTGACAGAGTTTAAGTTTGATCACGATGGTAAGTTCGGACAAGCAATTGTCTATTCAACAGTATATGTTTGTAAGAATAAGAAAGGCAGAATGGTTGTAGAGACAATTAATCCTTCCACGCTACAGATTAATGATAGTGAATATATTCTTACCAAGGATAAAAAATTACTAAGAGTTACTAATAACGATACAATTGTACTTAAAAGACGATACTAATATGACTGAAGAAGAGCTACAAGTATTACTTGAAGAAGAAGAAAAGTATATCCAGCAATGGAGAGATGGTTTAACACAGGAACAAATAGATTCAATATGATACATCTAATAATAGGAATAATATCAGCAGGGTTCGTTTTAGGAGGATTTGTAATAGGCTTTGGTTTAATTATCGAGAGTATACACAAGTCTTTAAAAAGGAGAGGGCGTTAATCTAGACTAATCACACGCAAATTTAATCAAGTAATCAAAAATAGACTATGGAAATAGATCAAGTAATATTTTACAAACAAAGGTACCAAGGCAGCAAAGTAGCTTTTAACTCCAGAAAAGGAGTAGGACAAAAGATAGTAGGAATAGCCACACAAATAGTTCCCGAATACAATATTGCAATCATTAGAGATGATGATAACTTTCCACATTGTGTATCATTAATAACATTGAAGAAGTTAAACAAGAAATAGAGATATTATGACAGTAAAAGAACTAATAGAAAGTCTAAGCAAAATAGAAGATCAAGACATAAGGGTAATGGTAAAAGGATATGAAGGAGGGGTAGATGATATAGTAATAGGAAATGGTATAGATAATAATACTATAGTAATTCCAGCAATCACACATGTAGCGTTAGACGTAAATAAAAAATGGTATTACGGAAGACATGAAAGAGTAGATGATATGTATGATGCTACCAATAGTAATTACCATATAGTAAGAGCAATTATACTACAAGATGGAAGTATGGTTTGAGACCCATTTATAAACCCGTCTACATACCCGTTGATAGACCCATTCTATACCCGTCTCTGTCCCTGTTCTATACCCGTTTATACATACGTATTACATAGGAGAGATATAGGGAGAGAGATAGAGAGACCCGTTAATATACATATAAAAAGGTAAAGACTTTGGTTAGGGTAAAGAGTAGTAAGAGAATAGGAAGAGTATAAAGGTATATAGTACTAGGTATGAAAAGGTACTGTAAGGTATATACGATGTGTAAAAGAAGTAGTAAGCTAGGGTAAGATAAGTTTGGTAAAAATGAGGGGACTGCCTCTCCTTTAAACCTTTTTTGCTTATAGAAGGGAAGTTAATACCCGTTCTAGCTACCCATTTGGAAGTTATGGCCTATACAAACAGGGAGAGAGTGTAAGGAGGTACCCGATTTCGATACCCATTTGTAACCCGTTTTAGCTACCCGTTTAGGAACCCACTTGAGACCCGTTAGGAAACCCGGTAGAGACCCGTTCTAGCTACCCATTTGTAACCCGTTTATGAAAACCCCTACCAAAAAGGAAGTAAAAGAGTTAAAAAAAGGTAGGAAAAAAGTTGCCTATAAGGCCTTTAGTTCGTATATTTAGGTCTAATCAAAAGAGATAGTATATGAGAACAATGAACACAATAAAAGTAATTACATGGGTAGAGGGTAGAGGTCAAGTAAAATTAGCTAATATTATAAAGGATTTATATTCAGTAGATCCTATGGTAGATGCTGAGAAGTTAGAGGCTATATTTTATTTTACTCTAGGGTCAAGCCTAGGACCTAAACTCTTCAGAGAA